GGCGTTATCTCTAGTATAGATTTAGAGTTATATAAAAAATCAACAGGTGCAAAATTAGAAAGCCCTTTATGGCTTGATCAGTTTGATATGCGCCAGCCGCGCAGCGTAACTATTGCTTATTTAGTGGACTCATTACTATTTTACGGTGTTGGGTATCTTAGGGTTTCTAGCGTGTACCAGGATGACGGGCGCCCTAGTGGATTTGAGTGGATTGCAAATACTCGTGTAACAGTTACTACTGACCAGTACGGCGAGCAGGTGGACTACTACACAGTTAACGGTGAGCGTGCCCCTATGTCGGGTATTGGTTCGCTTGTTACTTTTCAAAGCTTGTTACCTGGCGTATTAGAAACAGGCGCCCGCACAATACAGGCAGCTATTGACGTACAAAAAGCCGCAGCTGTCGCAGCTGCAACACCGATGCCAACAGGATTTATTAAAAATAGTGGTGCTGATCTACCTGAGGCACAAATTAGCGGTTTGCTAGCTGCCTGGAAAGCTGCACGTACCTCACGGTCAACGGCCTACCTCACTAGCACTTTAGATTACCAACAGGTTGGCTTTAGTCCTAAGGATATGACCTACAACGAAAGTAGCCAGTATTTAGCTACTGAGGTTGCTCGTTTAATGAACGTACCCGCCTATTATATAAGCGCGGATATGAATAACAGCATGACTTACCAAAATATCCTTGACGGTAGAAAAGAGTTTGTAGCTTATTCTTTGCAGCCGTTTATTAGCGCTATCGAAAACCGTTTATCTATGGATGATATTACGGCGCACGGTAACGTAGTGCGTTTTGCTTTAGATGAAACTTTCTTACGTGCTGATACAGCTGCACGTTTAGATGCAATTGAAAAAATGCTTAATCTAGGTTTGATTGACTTAGAGCAAGCTCAGAGTATGGAACAACTAAGCCCTAGTGGCCTTAATGAGGGGAGCGCAACAAATGCAACCGTTAATATTAACGTTTAGTGGCAATATTGAAGCTGTAGATAGCGGTGACCGCCGTACTATCTCAGGCAAAATTGCACCTTATGGTGAGGTTGGATATACCTCAGCTGGCAAGGTAGTTTTTGCTGAGGGTTCAATTAGCGCACCTGAACCTAGCCGTGTAAAACTTTTGATGTCGCACGACAACTCAAAACCCGTAGGCCGTATGCAAAGCATTACCTCAGCTAAAGACGGGTTGTATGCCAGCTTTAAAGTGAGCGCATCATCACGCGGATCAGATGCAATTTTGCTAGCCCAGGAGCAACTTATGGACGGCTTATCCGTTGGTGTTGAAGTTACAGCATCAAAGCCCCAAAAGGACTATCTCCTGGTCACCGCTGCCACCTTACGCGAGGTGTCACTCGTTGAGAGCGCGGCTTTTGCCAGCGCTGCGGTGCAAAAAATTAGTGCGCAAGAGGGCGATATGCCACTAGATGCAGCTGAAAGTACAAGCACAAAGATTACGACAACTAACACCGTAATAAACACAACAACAACCGAAACCGAAACCGAAACCGAAACCGAAAGCGAGGCCGCTGTGACTACAGCCCCCGATCAAAACGCACCTGAGGCAACAGATGCCACAGAGCAGGCTGCACCTACAGTAGAGGCAGCTCGTAAAATCATCCTACCCAGCGCACTTAACTCACAACGAGTACGCACACCTATTGTAAATATGGGTTCATACACAGAGCATAAAATTAAGGCTGCACTCGGTAACGAGGACTCAAAGCTTTACGTAACAGCCGCAGATGACAGCTTTAGTACAAACCCAGCTTTTAACCCAACTCAGTACCTATCAGAGTCTCCAACAAATACACGTTTTGGTACTCCTGCTATTGACGCTTGCTCACGCGGCACTTTGCCAGCTAACGGTATGACAATTAACGTACCATCTCTTGTTACTTCAGCTGGTGGCGGTACAGGCGTAGCACCTGTAGTAACTGTTGAAGCTGAGGCTGGAGCTGTACAAAATACAGGTATGGAAACAGCCTATCTAACAGGTACAGTTAATAAGTACGCAGGTATGAATACGATTAGCGTAGAACTACTAGAGCGGTCGGACCCCAACTTTTATTCAGAGCTCACAAACCAGCTGCAAAATGCGTATTTAAAGACGCTAGATACAACAGTACTAGCAGCTCTTATTGCAGCTGGTCAGTACAGCTCAGGATGCGATGCAGACTCAGCAGGTATTATCGAGTTTGCCTCAGACTCAGCTCGTAAGGTTTACGAAGCTACAGGTTACTTTGCTAATAACTACATTGCTAACGGTTCACAATGGCAATTACTAATGGGTGCTACTGATACAACAGGGCGACCAATTTACTCAGCATCTCAGCCAATGAACGCGGGCGGGCTAACACAGCCAGGTTCAATCCGCGGTAACGTGCTAGGCCTTGATCTATACGTTGATAAGAACTTTACTGCTACTACAACTATTGACGACTCAGCTGTAATCCTTGCACCTGAGGCCTTTACTGTTTACCAATCACCTACTGCCTATATGTCAGTAAACGTAGTATCCAACCTACAGGTGCAGGTAGCTATTTATGGTTATATGGCAACTATTGCAAAAATGCCTAAGGGTATTGTTAAGTTTAACCTAAACTAATAACCCACTAATAGTTTGGTGGGCCTCTTAGCCCTTTGAGGCTCACCAAACCTAAGTAAGTAAGGAGTACACAAATGCCAGCAACTTACGTTACCGCCGCGACTTTAAAAGCATCGCTGGGCGTTGGCACCCTGTACGACTCTTACACCTGGATAGAGGATACCTGTCAGGCAGCTCAGGATTTAATTAACGGCTTTTTGTGGTTTGATGCTGCACCTGTTGTAGGCACAGCTTTAGTGTCTAATGTTGCTACAGTTATGGTTGCCAACCCTGGCATATTTACTACGGGCCAATCAGTAACTATTGCTGGGGCTGGTTCAACTTTTAACGGTACTTATACAATTACAGGCACAATACCTTTTAGCACGGGTACAGGTAATATTTTGCCAGCCTTTAATATGAACCTAAACTATTGGCAAAACCCACAGGGCTACAGCTTTATTCAATATGCAAAAGTAGCAGCTGATCAAAACTTTAGGCGGGTATTGCCTTATGGCACTATGACGGGCGATGACACAAAAACAGCTACTTATGCAAATACACCTGCTATTAACGCCGCAGCGCTTATGTTGGCTGAAAATATTTGGACAGCCCGCTTTAGCACACAAAACGGCGGTACAAGCGTGGACGGATATAGTCCAAGCCCGTTTAAAATGTCTAATACGCTTATGGCGTCTGTACGCGGGCTTTTAGCTCCGTATCTTTCGCCCGCGGCTATGGTCGGCTAATGGCTGCCATAACAACGCTGCGCAGCACGATCGCAGCTGCCCTAGCTAATGCAGGAGTGTGGACGGTATTTAATTACCCGCCTAGCACAATGCAAAGTAGTAGCGTGGTGGTCGCGCCAGCTGATCCATATATTACGCCTAGCAATAACTCACGCGCAGCTATTGCACCTTTAGCAAACTTTAAAATTATTATGACGGTACCAATGTTTGACAATGCCTCTAATTTAATTGGCATAGAGGACACAATAGTAGCCGTATTTAATAAACTGGCCTCTAGTGCAATTGTTTTTAATGTTACTGGCGTTAGCGCGCCTAGTGTTTTGAGCGTTGCATCAGGTGAATATTTAACGGCAGACCTACAAATATCCGTACTAACAAGCTGGGCATAGGAGCATAAAATGGCACTAACAGATGAAGAAAAAGCTTTTTTAATCAAAATTGGCCAGGATTTGCCAAAAGAGATTAAAGAAACCCAACCAAAAGAAACAACAACACAGAAAGTAGAGGAATAGCCCTAATGGCAATTTTCTTATCAAACGGCGTAGTGGCTACTCTTAACTCAGTAGTGCTATCAGACCACGTTACAAGCGCAACAATTAACCGTAGCTTTGATGAGCTAGAGGTAACAGCTATGGGTGACAGCGCTCATAAGTTTGTAAAAGGCCTTGAAGCTAGCACGATCACTTTAGATTTTCTAAATGATGATGCTGCCTCAGGTGCAGGATCAGTACGCGCAACGCTACAAGCTGCCTGGGGTACAACCGTGCCACTAACGCTAAAGCAAACAAGCGCGGTAGTTTCAACAACAAACCCGCTATACAGCACAACAGTTTTGGTTAATAACACAACCGACATTAACGGCGCTGTAGCTGACGAGTCAACACAGAGCATTACGTTTACTTGTAATTCACCAATCGTAGTAACAACCACACCATAATTAAACAGACAAGGGGCTAACAATGGCAAAACTTAAAATAACAAGGGTTGACGGTACGGTATCTGAGCATCAGATAACGCCCCGTATTGAGTATGCCTTTGAGTTATATGCAAAAAAAGGTTTTCATAAAGCCTTTAGAGATGATGAAAAGCAAACAGATGTGTACTTTTTAGCTCACGAGTGCCTTAGGGCTAGTGGGGTTGAGGTGCCTGTTTTTGGAGCGTTATTTTTAGATACTTTAGCTAAGGTTGAGGTATTGGATGATGACCCTTCGCAATAGTGGGGCGCGGTAATTTTGGTTACCTCATAGCGCAGCTAGCCGTAGAAACGGGTATCGCGCCCCAGTATTTGCTAGACCTTGACGATGTAATGCTACGTAATATGCTTAAAGTTTTGCAGGATAGAGCAAAGGAGCTACAAAATGCCAGTAGAGCTAGAGGGGGCCGTACAGCTTCGTCTCGCCCTTAAGCGCTTTGCCCCTGATCTATCTAAGCAAACACAAATTGAAATGGCGACAGCTTTAAAAACTGTAACCTCAGTTGCACGTGGGTTTGTACCTAGTGATAACCAGGTGCTATCAGGCTGGACTAAACAAATATCAGGTGCAGAAAACCTTGTGTATAGGCCTTTTCCAAAGTTTAACTCAGTACAAGCTAAAGCTGGCATTACCTATAGCACAAGCCCCTCAAAGCCAAACAAAAACGGCTTTGTGGCTTTAGCTCGTATCCTTAATAAGTCAGCTGCGGGTGCTATCTATGAGACAGCGGGCCGTAAAAACCCACAAGGCCAACCTAACTACGCACGGAAAAGTAGGGTTTACCGTACAACTGGCGAATATTACAAACAGGGTGCCTATCAGCTTAACTACTACGTAGAGCCAGCTGGCGGTGACCGTAAAGGCTATAACAATTCAGCCAACCCCAACGCGGGTAAACAGTTTATTAGCAACCTCAATTCATCAGGCCAGTTAGTTAATGCACGCCCTAAAGGTATGGTTGGCAGACCTACAACAAAAGAGACAGGCCGCCTAATTTACCGCGCTTGGGCTGAGGATAACGGCAGGGCTAACGCAGCTGTAATTAAAGCTTTAGAAACCTCAGCAACTAACTTTTATGAGCTAACAAAGAGGGCAGCGTAATGGCCACCGATCTAGTAATAAATATTGCCAGCCAGTTTTTAGGCAAAAAATCTTTTGCTGATGCTGACAAAGCCACTAAGAAACTTACAGGCAGCGTAAAAAACTTAGGCCGCACGCTAGGGGTAACCCTGAGCGCAGCTGCCGTTTTGGCTTATGGTAAAGCCTCAGTTAAGGCAGCCAGTGAGGATATTAAAGCTCAAAGGTTACTGGCTACTACTTTAAAAAACGTTGGCCTAGCCTATGCAGCTGTTGATGCTGAGAACTTTATATCTAAGATGCAAAGCCAAACAGGCGTGCTTGATGACCAGCTACGCCCCGCCTTTGCACAGCTTGCAGGTGTTACTGGATCAGTAGCTAAAACTGAAAAGCTTTTAGCCTTAGCCTTTGACGTCTCTAGCGGATCAACCCTTGATTACGCCTCTAGTGTTGACTTATTGGCACAAGCTTACGTTGGTAACAAAAAAGCATTAAAGCAATTAGATTTAGGATATACACAGGCTGAGCTGGCGGCTATGTCGTTTGACCAGATACAGCAAATAATTACTGATCGTTTTGCTGGCTCAGGTAAAGCCGCCCTTGATACTTATATAGGCCAAATGAGCCTTTTGGCTGTTGCAACAAACAACGCTAAAGAGATTATTGGTACTAGCCTTTTAGGAGCTATTGACTCAGTAGGCGGTAGTGACGGCATAGACAATTTGGGCAAAGATATAGAAAACGCCGCAAAGTCACTAGCTAATTTTATTGACAGTATCGTTTACCTGAAAGAGCAAATAGCGACTATCCCAGGGGCAGGCATAGTTAAGGGTGTTTTTGGTGCGGTAGGCAACGTACTAGGCCGCTTTAGCCCACAGCGTGCAGCTGAGCTATTAAAAGAGATTAAAGGCCCACAACCGTTTAGCCAGCCTATGAGTTTGGCCAATCAAGATACAGGCCGCGCAGCTTTGGCAGCTAGTAAAAAGGCTGAGCTAGATGCAATTAAGCGTAATAAAGAGCTTGCTAAATTGGCTAACGCCCAGGCTAAAAGCGCAGCTGCAACAGCTAAGGCAAAGAAAGACCAGGCGGCCCTGGATAAGGCTGCCCTGGCTTTGGGTAAAGGCCAGGACGTATTTAACCTTGATGCTATTCAAATACAAGCTGCCTTGCTGGCTAAGCAAGATGAGATTAACAAGCTGGGTGTATCGGCCAGCGATCAGCAACGTTTGCAGCTAGCAAATGACCTTGTGCGCCTGACAATTAAGCAAGATATGTTGGCGCTAGAGGATGCAATAGCCAATAAGGATGTAGCTGCGGCAACGCGCTTAGCCGAAAAATTAAACAAAGATTTGCAGATTTTAGGCACGCTACAAAACCAAAGCCTAAAATTAACCGATATTAAAAATATTCTTGATGCCTTTAAACCTAAAGAGCTTATTGACCAAAACAACCTCAATATGGCTTTACTTAAAATTGAGGAGATGCTACGGCTGCTTGGTGTAGCTAATGCTCAATCTTTGAGCAAGCCAGCTACAAGCGGATCACTAGGCTCAGGTATCCCTGTAGGAGATTACGTAGAACCTATAAGCAAAGAGGTTGCAGCAAAGGCCTCAATATCGGCAATCCTAGAATATGCAGATGCAGCAACGGCACGAGCCAATGCTTTTGCAGATTTATTAGACCAACAAAATGCGGCTGATGAGGCGGCTTTGCAGCTGTATATGGCTAAGTTAGGTATGACTACTGACACAAGCGGGGCGCTGCAATCGTTTAGAACCGCTGAGTCAGCTAGTAAAGTAACAGTAGAGGTTATTGACAGGACAAGCGGGCTTATTGAGGTTGTACAAAACGCGGTACAACAAAACAATAGGTTTGGTAATAACCTAAGTTACGCAGGGGCCATATGACCGTACCAGTAATTAACGCCGTTATTAACTTTAGTACAGGCCCGAGCTTTGCCCAGGCTATGATTTTAGACAGCGGCATATTAGGCACCAATATTTTGGCTGATAGCGCCTCAGTAATTGTTGATGTTTCTAACGTTGTTGACAGCATACAAACTATGCGCGGGCGAAACCCACAGGCTGACCAATTCCAAACAGGCACGCTTACTATGCGTATTGTTGACCAAAACGGTGACTTTAACCCGCAAAACCCTAGCTCACCGTATTACAACCTTTTAACACCTATGCGTAAGGTACAAATTACGGCAACCTACGGCGCCGTGACTTACCCAATCTTTGCTGGCTTTATTACAACCTATACAACCACTACGCCCAAAAACGCTAACGATGTTGTATATACAACCATTACAGCTGTGGATGCCTTTAGGCTTGCACAAAATGCACAAATTAGTACGGTCACAGGGGCAACCGCAGGTGATCTATCAGGCACTCGTATAAACAAGATTTTAGACCAAATCGGCTGGCCTTTAACTATGCGCGATGTTGATGCAGGGCTAACAACAATGCAGGCTGACCCTGGCACAGCTCGTACAAGCCTTGCAGCTATGCAGACAGTAGAGACAAGCGAGTACGGCGCCCTATACGTGGATGCGGCTGGCTCGTTTGTTTTTCAAGATAGAGCTGTTACAGCTGGCAGCACGGGTAAAGCCCCTGTTGTGTTTAACGATAACGGCACGGATATTAGCTACTTTGATGCTGTTTGGCGCCTTGATGACACTTTGGTTTATAACTCAGCCTCTATTACCCGTACAGGCGGTACGGCTCAAAC